GGGCCGACGGGGAGGGGGAGCCGAAGTTGGCCTCGTTGTCCGTCAGGATCAGGGAGCCGCCGCCGGCGTCGCGGCCCGTGAAGGCCGTCGAGACCGCGTCGTCGAGGCCGTAGGAGTTGGGGGCGGGCATCGGTCGGATTCCCTCGGTGGCGGTCTCAGGACGGCTGGACGACGGACGCGACGAGCTCGACGCCCAGGGAGTCGAGGTCGCGGACGCTCTCGATCCGCAGCACGGCCCCGGTCCTGGCGACGACGAACCGGCCGGCGGGGGCGATGCCGGGCCGGAAGCGGGCCCGGACTTCGTGGGTCGTCTCGGCCCCGACGGACCTCGCGTAGAGCGTCTCACGCCCGCTGAGCGGCCTCAGGGAGGCCCAGACGGGGAATCGGTCCACCCAGTCGGCGAGGACCTGCCCCGAGCGGCCACGGCCCGTCTCCTGCTTCTCCTGGTAGACGAGCTTGGTCCGGTAGCGGCCGGGGTCGGTGGGGCGGATCAACCTCGGGTCCTCCAGTCGACGCCCCCGAGCAGCGCGTCGACCGTGAAGGGGACGTCGGAGACGGCCCCGGCGGCGACCGGGGTCCGGGTGTCGTACCAGTGGCCGACGAGCATCAGGAGCGCGAGCTTCGCGTCCTCCGGGAGCTCCTCGGCCGGCCAGCCCGCGACGTACCGGATCGACACGGCGTCGTCTCCGTCCTGCGTCGCCGGCCAACCCTCTCCGGCCGCCGACTGGACGCGGCCCGGGGTCCCGGGCGAGACGCGGTAGCGTGCCGGGTCGAGGACCTGGTCGACGCCGTCGGCGTCGACGTAGGCGATCGACTCGACGGAGACGAGGGGAGGGCGGGGCAGTTCGATCGGCCCGGGGCGAATCCGGCCGGGCCGGCGGTATGACGAGAGGTCGAAGGCCGGGAACCCGTCGAGCGTCAGCGCATAGGTCTGGACCGCGAACGACCGATTGCAACGCCCCTCGCAATGCCGCCGCGCCGCCCGGATCAGCAGGCCGAGATAGGCGTCGTCGTCTTCGACGAAGACCCTCGCGTGGGCCTTGGCCTCCTCGAGGGAGACCGGCTCGACGGTCGGCGGCGAGGCCACTTGCAGTCCCATGGTTCGGCTCCCCGACTTGCGGTGCGGCGGGCCCGGGGCGGGGCCCCGGGCCGGGCGAGGTCAGACGGTCAGGACGTCCTTCGCGACGGCGAAGGCGGCCGGGTGGACCAGGCCGAAGTCGCAGTCGAGGAAGCCGGAGATCGTGGTGCCGCCGTCGTCGGAGTACGGGTTCTCGAAGATGTCGACGGCCGAGAACAGCGCGACGACGGCCTCGAACCAGGCGCCGAAGGCGATGGCGGAGCAGAGGTTGCTGGAGCCCTGCGTGAGCGTCTTGGACACGCTGGACGTCGCGAACGCCGGCCGGTCGATGATCGACTTGGAGGCGGCGTTGTAGCAGAACACGGCCTGTCCGGTGACGCGGGGCGTCCCTTCCAGCTTCGACGTCACGCTGGAGTTCGTGATCCAGCCCAGATTGTCGCCGGCGTTGGCGCTCTCCACGGCCCCGACGAGCGCGAGCAGGTCGGCGTAGTCGAGGGCCTCGCCGTTCGTGGCCGGTGTCTTCACCGTGATGCCGTCGCTGCCGGTCATCGAGAACAGGCCGAGCGGCTGGCCGTCCGCCCCGGTGCCGTGGAAGCAGCCGCGCTGCACGCCCTGGCCGATGTCCTTGGTGAGCTGCGTCCACATGTAGGACTGCGTGTTCAGGTTGGCCGTGGTCAGCGTCTGCCGGTCGATCTTCGTCTTGCCGCCCAGGGTGTGGACGGTGAACGGGGCCTGATCGATGTTGCGGTTCGCGGCCGTCGGGGTCGTGTTGCTGACCCAGTAGGTCGAACCCGAGGTCGCCTTGGGGAGCTTGAACAGGCCGTTCGACACGATGTACTGCGCCCCGGCCTGGACGAGGACGAGCCGGTCCATCAGGGCGTTGAGGATCGGGCCGCGGATCATGGTGGTCGTGGCGCCGGCCGCGGAGAACGCCCGGTAGCTGATCTCGGCCGAGAGCGGCACGAGGACCCCCTTCGTCCCGCTCCGGAACTTCGAGAGCTCGGCGTGCTCCTCGCCCTCGAGGCCGTCGAGCCGGATCTCGCCGGCCAGGGCCCGGGTGGCGCGGGTGACGTCGTAGGCGTGCCGGCCGTTGCGGGTGTTGCGGGCGTCGGTGGACGGGGTCTCGCCGGGGGCGGCCCCGGCCCGGGTCGCGATCGCGGCCCGACGGAGGGCCATGGCCTCGAGGCCCTCGGCCCGGGTGACGAGCCCCTCGGCCTGGGCAACCAGGGCGTCGTGGCGGGCCTGGAGGTCGGCCGGAGGTTCCTCGTCGACGGGGGCCTCGGCGAGGACGGTCTCGGCCTGGGAGAGCAGCTCGGAGGCGCGACGCCGCAGATCGTTCGGATCCATCTGTTCAAACCCTCTGTCTGAGATTGGGGCGGGCCCGGGGCCCGGTCGGTCAACGTGACGTCTGGGCCCGGGCCTTGAGGGCCTCGAGCTTCGATCGCCGCCCCTCGAGCCAGAGCTCGCGGGCCTTGCGGCGGTGTTCGGCTTCGCAAGGGGCGGCGCGGACGCCGACGTCCGTCGCCGGATAGGCGGGGCGGGCGACGACGGCGACGTCGAACAGGTCGACGTCGAGGAGTTCGGTGAACACGTCGTCGCGGCCGTCCGGGAGCTGGGTGATGGTCTGGCGCTCGCCTCCGGCCTTCGCGGGGATGAAGGCGAAGCTCATCCCCGCGAGGTCGCGACGGCGGACCAGCTCGGCCACGTCGCGGCCCAGGGCGGTGTCCGGGAGGTCGATCTCGACCGCCAGGCCGACGTCGTCCTCCCGCAGCCGGAGCGTCCCGGACGCGGTGCGGCCGAGCATCCAGGAGTCTTCGTGGTCCTGATTCGCGATGACGTCCTGGCCCTCGCGGACGGCCCTGGCGAACGCCCCGCGGCGGACGACCTCGCGGAGCCGGACGCGACGGCCGTCCCAGATCGTGGTCTCCGCGTCGAAGACGGCGGCGTGGCCGACGAGCGTCGGCATCCCGCCGCCCTCGCGCTCGCGGAGCGTCGGGGGGGCGGTGCGGAAGTGGATTCGTCGATCGGCGGGCATCAGCTCGGGTCCTTGGTTGCGGCCTCGGCCTGCGCCACGACGGCGCTCAGAGGCCCGGTGTTGAGCGGGACGAGCAGCTCGTCGCCCCCCTTCGCGAGCGGCGGGAGGTCGGCCAGGGCCCGGCCCTCGTTGACCCGCATGAGGCCCGAGGCGGCGAGGTTGCGGATCCAGGCGCCGCGGGCGGCCAGGTCCGATCGGAGGAAGCTGGAGAAGTCGAACGCCCAGAAGTAGCCGTCGGCGACCTCGCGGTCGGTCAGGAGCCGGAGGTCCAGGACCGACTCGATCGACTCGCAGATCGGCCGGATCGTCTCCCCGAGGTACGCCAGGTTGGATTGCTCGACGGTGGCGTAGCTGGCCTTGGAGTAGTCGCCGAGCTTGTTCGCCGGGACGCGCCAGATCCGCGAAGATTCGGCGACCTGGAAGCCCCGGACCTCGAGGACCTGGGCCGACGCGGGGTCGGCCGAGGTCTGCTCCCAGTCGGTCCCCTGGGGGACGGCGTGGAGTCGATAGCGGAGCGCGCCCGAGAATTGGGCCTGGAGCCTCGCGAGGAGCGAATCGGTCGCTTCCTGCGTCTTTTGGGCGGGCACCTTGACCAGGCCGCAGGCGATGGCGGCGTTCCCGAAGAAGCTGGCGGCGTTGGACTCGGCCGCCTTCGAGAGGCCGAGCGTCTGGCGGCCGTGGTCGGTCGGGGACCAGCCGGAGACGCCGTCGCCGCCCATGCCGGCCAGGTGCAGGACCTCCGTCGCCGCAATGGGCTTGCCGCCGAAGGAGTAGTCGACCGCCCCGGTCTCCTCCTCGAGGTGGACGACGATCCGATCGGGCTGGAGGACTCGCAGCCGGACGGGCCATCCCCCCTCCCAGTAGGCCCGGGCGAACCCGTTGCCGCCGATCAGGCGATGGGCGACCCACGCCGCCAGGAACTGCTGTGGCGTGGTCTGGCCGCCGTCCGGCGACCGCCAGAAGAGCCGGGCCGCCGGGTGGTCCGTCACGACCTCCGACGCCCCCGGCCCGGTCCGCTTGCGGAGCCGCAGCGGCATGGAGGCGACGTCGGAGGCGACGGCGTTCACCGCCGCCCAGGCGCTCGAGACGGTCAGGACGTTCCGCTCGTCGATGTACTCGCCCGAGGCGTTGGCCGCGACTGCGCCCGCCCCGCCGGAGAGGAGGCGGCCGGCCCCGTCGCGCGGGGAGAGCCGGTCGGCCAGGCCGCGCAGCAGCCCCCCGACGCCCGCCCTCGAGCGTTCCAGGATGGTCGGTCGATGCTCGTCCAAGTGGATGCTCCCGATCAGCCGAGGACTCCGCAGACCGGCACCAGGTCGGGCCGGATCAGGTCGTCCATCGCCGCGGCGACGGCGTTGACGAGCGCCGCCGCGAGGTCGATCTTCTCGCGGGACAGTTTCTTGCTGAGCTTCACGTTGCCGGCGGCGTCTCGCTCGGCGATCGCGTTCCCGAGGCACCACTCGAGGACGGCCTCGTCCCCGATTCGGATGAGACCCGTGGCGATCAGCCGTTCGGTCTCCTTGGTCGGCGAGCTGAGGCTGAGGAAGCCTTGCCGGATCGTCTCGAGGGGGACCCCGGCGTCGATGAGCCTGGCCCCGACGAGCGTCGCGTTGAACCCGTCCGCGTAGACCTTGACCGGCGCCACGGCCTCGAAGTCGGCGATCATCTCCGCGGAGACCAGGTCGTAATCGATCCGCATCCCGGGGGTCGCGGTCAGCTTCCCCGCGTCGATCCACCGCCGGTAAGGGGCCTTGGCCTGGCGGATGCGTCGCTCCGCCTCCTCGAAGGGGACCCACGCCTTGGCGAAGACGTCGAACCCCTTCTCGAAGTCGCCGGCGATGCGGATCTCGCCGGTCAGGTCCTGGGTGCTGGCGAGGTCGAAACCCCCGTACCAGTTGTCGCCGGACGCCTCGATATCCTCGAGGGAGCGACGCGGCCCGGCCTTCTTCAGGCCGTCGAGGTTGAAGTACCGGAGCCGCTCGTTCGACCAGACGCCCAGCTTGAGGCGCTTGAAGTTGGCGAGGGACTCGGGGGACTGCTTGGCCTTCGCCAGCTCGGCCCGGAAGCCCTCGATCGGGATCGCATAGCCGAGCGAGGGGTTGGCCCGGTACCAGTTGGCCTCGTCGTCGACGTCGATCGACTTGCCGCCTTCTTCGACGTCCCAGGGGCCGTGGACGATCGCGAGGAAATGCAGCTCGAGCGACTCGCCGCTCAGGACTTTGACGGCCCGCTCGTGCTGCTCATAGCAGACCGAATTGAGGTCTTCGCCGGCGGTCGTGATCGAGAGGAGCAAGGGTTGCCTGCGGGAGCCCTGGGAGAACTCGAACAGGCTCCAGAGCTTCCGGTTCGGCTGGCGGTGCAACTCGTCGAAGATGACGACCGAGGGGTCGAGGCCGTCCTTCGCCGGGGCGTCGGCC